CAGCGCGCTGGGCGTTTGAGTGGTGGGCGAGGACGGCGCTCATGCGGCCGTGTCCTGCTTCGCAGCGCGCAGCGCCTGGGCGCTCTGCAGCAGTTGCTGCGCGAGTTGCTCGGCTTCGCTGGCATCCATCTGGACACTGACGTTGCCGAACTGAGCTTTCACCGTACCCAGCAGGGGCAGCGCGAAGGCTGCTGGCGTGAGGTCTTTGAAGAAGCCAAGGGCGAGGGTGGCCATGCGTGATCTCCTGCGCCCGGCCCCGGGATGGGGTGGTGTTGGGCGGCAGGGCTAGATTAGGGGCGCTAATACTATAGGTCAATAGTGGCGCTTATTATAAAGCTGAACCTGTTAATATTTCCCGCCGCGCAAAGAAAAGCCCCGCCGAAGCGGGGCTTTTTCAGTACTGCGGTACGGCCTGTTCGGCGAAGTGGAGGATGGCTGGTCTGTCCGAAGCATCTACCACTTCAACGTTCAGCTCTCGCAACTCATCGGTAATCTCTCGAGTCGCTTTCAAGCGTTTCGCGCTTATGCCACCTCCGGCGGCCGGTGCCTCAATCGCGAATAGCGTGTGCGGCGGCAGCAGGTTGTGCTTTTTCAGGCGCGCCATCTTGTGAACCCAGAAGCCACCGTGCTCGAAGATCTTGTTCGGCTCGTCCTGGCCAAGGAAGAGCGGCTTGATCGCCACTTTTGGCGTGTCTTGGCTGGTTGACACGAACGGGAACTTCACACTGAAGCTGTCATCGCCGACGAGCAGGTCATCGAAATAGGCTTTTAGGCGAGCGCCGCTAAGGATCTTTCCTACGCCCTTGGTCAGGATTTGCTCGTGGTATTCCTTGGTCGCGAAATCACGTTCGATGAAACGCTCGTACAACTCCGTCAATGCCTGGTCAGGGCTGTCCGCCAAGATGACCCGAGTTGCGCTGAATGTCACCAGCGCCTCTCTGGGGCGAGTGATCGAATCGAACGCGTAGTGGGCTGGCAGCGCACCGTCTTGCACAGCATTTGCTATCCGAAGAATTTCTGACCGAACGTACTTCATCGCCTCGCGGTAGATCCGCGGTCCGAGGCCCTGGAAGAAGTCCGTGACACGCTGAGTGCGGTTTGTTGGGGCCAACTCAGCCTTCAAGAACCCGAGTTCTGGGCACGCGAGCACAACCCCGATGTTGGCGAACTCGCCAGTCTCGGCGTAAGGGATGAACCTCACGATCGCGTATTGGCAGGCAACCTTGGTCTTCATGCCAGCCTCCAGAAGTCTTGATGGGCGCATCGAGCCAGCATTGCCTTGCAAGCTGGTTCGTCAAAATTTACCGGGATGGTCTGTTCATCATCGTGAAACAGCCATTCGCTCGGAACACTCGCCCAGGCGGTGTCCCATGTATCTGCCAGAACCTCGCTCAGCCGAGCTTGGTAATTTGCCATCTCCACCAGGTCTTGGCAAAGCGGGTTCCATTCATCTCCGAAGATGTGAGTCTGGAAAAACGTCGTTTCATCGAACTCGGCGTCGAACGCCAAATTGTGATCGATGACCACTAGATCTCCGGACTCCGCATTGAAGAGGAGGTTTGGGTTCCCGCCTGTCTCTGTCAAGGTCCTGTCGGCGTTGTGGACCCACCAGTCAAAAACGAGCACGTCGCGCCGCACTGGGAGCGGGACCCGGAGCCTAGAGGCGTAGGTTATCCAATTCAGCCCTTCCACTGCCCTCGATGCGAAGACGGGGCCGCTCCCCAGCTCCCTTCCCTCCGGATGGAGGCGTACCAAGCCAGCGGGGGCTGCTGCGATTGCGCAGCGCGGGAGATTTAGGCCCATTCGGGCAGCGAGGTGCCCAGCCATCCACTCGCAGATCAGGCTTTCGTGAGTGGCAGACCTACCCTTGACGTAATAGAGATGCCCATCTTCGCCTCGGCATTTGAACGGCATTGTCCTGCCGTCAGTGCTCCGCTCAGTGATTTCTACAATCGGCAGAATGGCGCCGGCGACCTGTCCGTTCATGTACGGCCTCCCGTGACGTTAGTCGGCCCAACCGCCAATCCAATGGACGCGACCAATGACGGTGATCGGGTGTCGCTTCGACGCCATCGGCTTCGGCTTCTGCCATTGGTGGTCGCCTCGCGGATTGTCACTTTGGAAGTAGATGCCGGCATCTAGGACCAGGGCACGCTTTACATAGAACTCCGGATTGGCGTAGCCATCTACCTGAATGACGTAAAGGACACCATCTAGGACTCGCGTATCGGAGGTGTCGAACAGAATTGCATCCCCATCCTTGATGGTCGGCTCCATGCTGTCGCCCTTGCCGTAGTAGACGGCAAGGTTGCGGCCGTAGATGCCGCGCCTCCGGAGGCTGGTCTTCTTGAACTTGAGGCTGTGAGTTTCTGCGTACTCGACCGCTTCGGCACCTGCGCCCAGACCGGCTGCCTGCGAGTAGCCGAGCACATCGGCGTAGTCGTCTTCCTTGGCCTGGGTGGCTGTGAATTGCTGTTCTGGGAGGTCGTTCCTGATTTCCGTGTCCTCAATGCCCAATGACGCCGCAAAGACCTTCAGCGTTCGGAAGTTCATCGGGATCTTTCCGTTGAGGTACTGGCTTACGGCTCCCTGGGTGATGCCCAGCTCCAATGCCACCTTCTCCTGAGTGATCCCCAACTCCCTCGCCTTGGCAGTCCAAACGGACTTGAGGCGAGCCGCCGCGGAGATATCCGCTTTGGTTGGCTTGGCTTTGCGAGACGATTCCATATCAGGAACGCTAATGAACGCATTCATCGCAGTCCAATAGGGGCGCTATTGACGATAATATGAGGGGCGCTCATACTCCGGTCATGGACATCATCACCTACCGCAAAGAGAAGGGCCTCTCGCAGGCGGCGTTCGCTGCGCTGCTGACGGAAACTGGAGCTGCCGCTACGCAGGGGTTGGTCTCCCAGTGGGAGAACAGGACCACCGCTATTCGTGCAGAGCGCGCGGTCCAGATCGAGTTGGCGACTGGTGGAGAGGTCTCTCGCTATGAGCTGCTTCCCCATGTCTTTGGCCCGGTGCCCGCTGCGCGAACTGGAGAATCTTTGGCTCCCGCCGAGATCGTGGCGCTTGTTGACAGTCGAATGAGCAAGCGCGCGCTGCGCGCCAAGCTTGGTATGGCCAGCGACAAGCACTTGGCCACCCTGCTGCAGCTTCCCGTCGAAGAGGTTGCGGCATGGCCAGAGGAGGGCGTTCTGCCCGCCTTGCCGCAGATCCAGCGCTTGCTCGGCGCTGAGCCCCAGGCCGCTGCTGAGCCCGCGAACGATGATCCCGACGCGAATCGCATCGCCCCGGTCGACACCGCCTGAAAGGCCATCCCTGGCCGTCGTCCCTGAGTTGTTGATCTCCATGGCGCCAATCGTGCGCCACCCGGGCACAACCCGAAACCTTGAAACACAGCCTTCCCCAAGGTGACCCATGACCTGCCGCACATCCGCTCTCAACTGGCTCGACGTTCTCTACAACTCCGTGCGCAAGACGCCAGGTGGTGTCGTGGACGCGGCCGCTTTCCTGGCCGACCGCCGTGGCAAGTCCATGCACCCGGAGACGCTGCGCGCGAAGCTGCGCGGGCTGGAGGGTGAGTCTGTGACGATGGAAATTGCCGAACTGCTGACCGAGTGGATGCAGGAGAAGGCGGGCGGCAGCGATTACGCCCTGGACTGGATGCAGGCGCTGGCGGGGCAGTTCGGCATGGCGGTGGCCACCGTTCCGCCGCCACCGGAGGGCGGCTGGTCGGATGAGATTGGCGCCATCCAGACGAAGCTGCTGGAGATCACCACGCGGGTGGGGCGCCTGTCGGGTACGGCAGTGGAAGCCATCGCCGACCGCCACATCGACAGCGACGAAGCCAAGCTGATGGTGGAAGAGGCTAACTCGCTGATCACGATGGCGCACCGGCTGATCCGCAACGTGTCGCGCGCTGCGGCGAAGGGGAGGGCGCGTCGATGAGCCATCTTGCCCGCTCCTCCGATCCGCACACCAGCCACGCCGCTGCTGCTGACCTTGTCGCCAGCGGCGCGCTACGTGTCCAGCATGCCAAGACCGAAGCGGCGGTGATCCGCCATCCGGGCCAGAGCAGCCTGCACCTGTCGACGCTGACTGGCCTTGACCGCCACATGCTCGGCCGTCGCTTGCCGGAGCTGGCTCGAGAGGGCCGCATCTGGCGCGGCCCGTCGGCGCCGTGCGCTACGACCGGTAAGCCGGCCTGCACCTGGTGGCCGGTGGCGCCGGGCGAGAACCTGGCGCTGGGGCTCTGACATGTCGACCATCATCATGTCGCAGTGCTGGCCGCTGCAGGGCCTGAGCGTCACGCAGAAGGCTGTCTTGATCTCGCTGGCTGACCAGGCCAACGACGATGGCGTGTGCTGGCCAGCCGTGGGCACCATCGCCGCGCGCTGCTGCATGTCGGCGCGCGCTGTGCGTAGTGCCATGGATCATCTGGAGGCCGTTGGCCTGCTGACCCGTGACCGCCGGTTCAACAGCAGCACGGTCTACAAGGTCACTCCGGCCAACTTCGACAAGGCCGCTGCGCCGTCGAAGGCTGGCCGCAAGGCAGGAAAAGCTGGCACTGCACCGGGCGCAGGTGCTGCGCCCCA